GAAGTTTCAGGGAACTTACAGAACACCAGATCACCAGCACTTAATGATAGATCTGCATCAATCACTATATTAAGCGATGAACTGAATTTTTGCCTATAATTTTGCAGCGATTGTATGGAAGTCTTGACAACATCATAACTGAGAGCATCAATCGCTGCTAAACCTCCCCTAGGATCGATCTTTGATCCATCATCTTTTGTTTTATGAAACTCGGCGGTTATTTTATCCCTAAAATCTTTATTTAAAGTTGCAAGATTAAGTCCCGCAATAATACCATTTCCCTCTGGTGGAGAAGTTCTTTCTATCTGTTGAAATCTAGTATCTTTTCCAAGAGGATCAAACAAATCTAATTCAGCAGCTAAACCACCCTCTTCAAACTGCTTGAGCATATCGTTAATCAACACAAAACTGGACTTCAAAATCTTCCCGTCAAAACCAGGACTTACACGATCATCTGCAAACCCAGTCTCCTCAAATTTCTTGATAGTCTTCCCTGTAGTATCAAACATTCTATCAAGGGACTTAAACTTAAATCCAGTTGAAGTTTCCCAGAACAAATATCCTGCGCTATCAATACCTTCAGGCACTGATACCTTTTGAACATCCAGACACATTTCAAAAGGATATCTTTTGTCACCGTTAAAATAAATCTCATTCTCAGATGATTCTGAAGAAAGGATCTTTTCAGTTCCTAAACTTCTTAATGCTTCAGTGATCAAGACATCTGCTTTTCCGATGTAAGCAGATGTCATCCTATTCTCGATAAGAAGATTGTCAAATGCTTCTTTTGAAACCACTCTGATTGAGCACGATGATTCTCTTACGCCTTTAGCTGCAAAGACAGTTTTACCAACTCGCAAATCATTATCACCAGACAGATCAATCTGATTACCAAACTGATCTTCCAGTTTCAGTTTGAACGTTTCAGTGCCTTGTAGTTTGATTGATTCTAAAATACCTACAGTGCCCTTAGAACCATCTTTTGAATTGGTGGCAGTACCAGTATCAATGATAGTCATATCAACTGTTATATAAGGACACAGCACACTCTCACGGTATTCAAGAACGGGAACACCTGCTCTGAGATCAACAGAGTCTTCGTTCTCGTTAGAGAATACTTCTAATATTCTATGGTTGAGAGACTTTCCTTGCATTATGCTGCTGGTACTAGTACTTCTTTTTCTACTCGTTGAAGGGCAATAACAACTTCTCTAGTTTTTACAATACCCTGACTACCATATGTAGTGGATCCATTTAAACCATCAGACATATTTCTATTTACACTCGACACTATAGTCGGTTTTGATGTGCTACTCTGATTACCTATTTCAGGTGCTTTTGGAGCAAAATGTTCAGGGAACTCTAATCTCTCAAGACTGTCATCGACAACGGGATCTTTTGGTTTTACTTTAGGAGGAGTTGTATCTTTAGATTTTAAGAATTGTTTTCTAATCAACGCCTCAGTGCCTGCACCTGCACCAATAGATCCTGCAAGAACAGCAACACCCGCTACAGTTCCGACGCCAGATACACCCAATGCACTACCAACAAATAAACCAGCAGTAGTTACCAACCATCCCAATCCATAAGCTGTTAGTTTAACAACTGCAGCGTTTACATCTCCATTTTTTAAATCCTGTTCTACTTCTCTAGCCAGCAAGAATAATCCCAAAAATCTAAGAGATCTTCCAATAAATTTCCTTGCACTCATAGGAACTTTATCAATCAATCCGATACCTGGTATTTTTGTAGATCCAATTCTCTTTAAAGCATCAGCAGAGTTACCCATCTTGGTTTGTAATGATTTTGCAAAATCGCTTAGAGCATCTTTTCCCTTTTCAATTGAACCAAGTACTTGCCTCCCTTTTCCTAAAAATCTTTCATATAACGATAATTTTTTTGGATCTTGTAAACCTTTAAATTGCTCAGCAACCTCATCAATTTGTGCTGTAGACGAAGATCCTATCATTCTTTTTAAGGCATCATCCATTAGTCCACCAGCTGGTGTTTTTCTCTCAACCAAATCACCGAAGAATTTTTTTCCAACACCACTACCTGTTCTAGTACCAGTTCCAGCACCAGTTCCAGTTCCGGTTCTGGCACCTACAGGAGTTTGAGTACGCGAAAATGTTTTTGTAACTACTCTAGGAGTTCTCTCTGGTGTTTTTACTGGTGTTTCTACTGGTGTTTTTACTGGTGTTTTTACTGGTGTCTTAGCAGGTGTCTTAGCAGGTGGCTGAGATCCAGCAGGGGACGTAGGCCCTGGTGGATCTTTAGGTGCATTTAATTCTCCTAGTTTGGCTGCGAGCCCAAGGATGCCACGAATTATAATATTAAATTCAGAGTCAAAATCCTTAAATGGATTCATCCCTATGACAAAATCACCAATACCCACAAATATATTAAAAATACCTTTTCCTAAATTAAAAACGTCTTTTAGAAAAGGAACAACTTTTTCTTCAAAAAATTTCTTTGCATTTACAGCAAACTCTTTTAACTTTTCTATTATTGTTTTGACTGCGATTGCAATTTTATCAATATTTTTTACAATTAATCCAAGTAATGTAAAAGCACCAAACCTTATAACTGTATCTAATATATCACCACCAGGTTTTATTTTATTTGCTAAACTACCAGCAGCTCCCTTTAAACCACCTAAAAATTTTTTGGTTTCAATTCTATTCTCACGCTTATCAATTTTTTCTGCAGTATCTTTTTTCTTTTTATCACTAAATCTTTTACTTCTTATGTCAAAATTCTTCTTATAAGTATCAACAACCGAAGTGAACTCAGTAAGTTTGATCATGATACTAAGTCCTCAATTCCAAGTGCCTTTCCAACCAAACCTCTCATTCTAACACCAGAGGAGATTTTGAAATTAGGAATTTCATTACTAACCTGAGTGCCTGGTTGCTGTGCTGTTTCTTTTATTGTAGGTAAAACAATAAAGCTTGTTTTAGTGGGCACGTTAGGTGTATCAACTCCTAAGAAACGTCGAATGGGTTTAAAAATAATATCAAGATCAAATCCACTGAAGCGATTATCAACAGGTTGTTTTGTTGTCGTATCCTCAATCGCTGACATGACAGGTGGAGGTGGAGCAACAGTTTTTTCAACAGGTTTTACATATGTTGGAATCGGATCTTTTCTTGCTGCCTCTATGATCGCTCTTTCAGGCGGTAATGCTTCATCACTTGGGCCTACCCAGGGAGTGATACCACGTTCTTTCATTAGTTGCAGTGCTAAAATATCTTGCGCCTTCTCATCAAATTTTGCAGAAAGAGGCACCTTTGCTCTTTCTACTAATCCAGGTAAAGTATTACCAATAAATTGATACTTTCCTACAGCGTGTAGTTTTCCTTGATCAGCCCATTGTCTCATTGAAAGAGAACCATCATCATATTGTAACTTAAGAATTTCACCAACAGTGAAAGAGGTTAAAGATTTTTTAGTTGGATTAAATGGCGCATTCCTATAATCGCCAGCAAAAGTTGTTGATCCGTCAGGAAATGTATACTTATTTCCGCGTCCTTCTTTGTCTCCATACTGATTGATTGCATTATAGTCACCCGATCCTTTTGATTCATACTTAGCAAGAATGCCTAACGCCTTTCTCTGCAGATCACTCATAGGCACTATTCCACCACCACTAAATCCAGAAACTAATCCATACTTTGGAATGTTTGTTCCACCACCTGCTTTATTCATCGCCATCATGGTGTCGGCACCAAACATGTTAACGGCACCACGACTCATTACAAACTCACCTGGAGTTAACATCGCGGGAACTGTATCAGTTCCCATTCCCAACATCAATCCTCCCGCTGCAAACATCGGGAAGTACCCAGGAAATCCACCGGGGCCAGTTCTAGGTAAAGGAACACCCTGTCCTGGACGTAGTATGGTTCCAGGAGAAGAATCTTCTAATCCTTCTTTCTTCTCTTTTTCGGTGGCAAAATACTGCCCAAGAAATGGGAATCTCACTATCAATTTTCTAAACTCTTCAGCAAATTTTGCAATCTTTGGCCCTTGTTCTTTGAACCAATCAACAACAGGTATAAGTTTATCTCTTACCTCTCTTAACTTATCGGGGATGCCTGAAATAAATTTCTGAGCATCCTCTAGAAATTTTTTATTTTTAGGATCACCAAGAAAGTCTGTGACAAACTTTACTATCTGTCCCAGTAATGTAAATCCTAAAAATCTTATAACAGTATCAAAAACATTTTGTAAACCACCAATAGCTTTCTTAATACCACTCCTTGCGTTTGAAAATATTTTACCTACTTCAATTCTTTTTTCTCTTTTCTGACGCTTTTCTCTAGCGTCTTTTTTTCTATCATAATCTTGTTCTTTCTTCTCTAATTCATTGTCTTTCTTAATTACATCAATCAGTTCATCAAGTTTTTCAAGTATCTCTTTACTGGTGTCCTCATCTTTGGGGATGAGTTTATCCGGTTCAACTTTAATTACAACAGGACGTTCTGTTGGTAATCCAGGTGCTTTAAACTTTTGCCCTATTAAAGGATTTTTAAAACTCTTAGTCTTAAATTTGTCAGCGTTAATCTTCCCTCCTTTAGAGTCATCATCTTCTTCTCTGATTGACT